GAGTTTCTTTTGCGTCAATAACCCGTGCTTCTTTGGCTGGGTTATTTGAGTTCTTGTTGTCAAGTTCCCAGACTGCTTTTGCAAGCTCATCTGCTATCTCAGCAACAGCACCGGCTGAAGGGTTGCCGGCAGCCTTTAGTATAGCTGACTTGATTTCATCTTGAGTTGCCATGACTAGATCCTTTTCAGTAGTAGGTCAAACTGCTTTTTCTTTAGGTCTAGCAAGTCAAGGCCGTTGTCTGCAACATCTTCTGCTTCTGGCTGTGCCTTTAGCTTGCCAACAACATCGGTGATTAGAGTTGCCTGAGCCTCATCGAGGTCATCCCCAGACTCTAGCCTTAGCAGTGCATCGGCAAGTCTGTCTGGGTCAATCGCCTGGTCGGTAGATCTAACAGTTGCGGTTGTAGCAGGGTAGGCAGCAAACGACACAATACTTGCTTCGAACAATCTGACTGATTCCAAGGTTCTTGTTTTCCCATCTGCTGACCATGAGTCCTTGATGACATTGAAGCCAAAGCTCATGGAGTCTATAACTTTAGTCCTAAGTAGCTCGGCAACATCTCTGCCTCGGGTTGTGTTGGGAAGTTGTGCTGTGACCTTTAGGCCTCGCTCATCCTCGACAAGTTGCATGGTGCCACCGCGAAGTGATGCAAGTGGTTCACCTGCGTCATGGTTCCAGAGAAGCTTTACCTCGTTGCGAGATTGTAGGGAACGCCTAAAAGCACCTGGGGCAACATACTCGATGAAGCCACCTAGATCTTCAGAAGGGGAATTGAATACCGAGGCGTAGCCGGTGAAGCTCATACCATCGCCCTCAGCCCTGACCTCGAAGTCAACGCTGTTAGTTCTGACCTCTGGCTGTTTAGCCTGTGGGCCGTCAATCTTTAGGGCAATCGCTCTCGCGACATCTAGCCACTTGTTTTTATTAGTCATCCTGGTAGTTTCCTCTGCTCTGATTCTAGCAACAACCGAATCAGCGTAGTCTTTTGTGCGTTGTGCAGCTCGCTTAGATGGACCTGATCCCCAAAGCAAGTGAGCAACAACACCGGCTGATGGGTAGTTGTCTGAGTTGGGGTTGGCATCTGGGCTGTCTAGGTCAACAAGGTGTCGAGCAATCCAAGCAGCAATTCTTATCCACTTGTCATCGCTGACTGTGCCTTCTGCCATAGCTCGGGCCTCGCGGATAGTGCCAGGTGTGACACCATCGCCAGCTAGACCTTGCTCGTAATACTCAAGGCCTCGGCGAGCTGCTGCTCTCATGTAAGCAGGGGCATCTTGGTTTATAGCCCTAATCTCACCCATGTTGTCATCTTCATCATCATCGTTATCTTCATCTGGCTCCCAAGCGTTGCAGTAGAAGCCACCATCAACAAAGTCATCCCAACGCTCGCACCAAGCTTTATCGCCAGCCTCGTTGATTCTTTCCTCATTGAAGAAGAAGCAGTTGCCACAAGCTCTGCCCTCTGGCACATCCTCGGCTAGGGCTGGTCTGTAGTTGTCAGGCAATTCTCTTATTGCTCTTAGTTCTGGAATCTTGTTTAGGGTAGAGAACTTGTGACCGACTAGCACATCGGTTGAGTTCCAGCCATCCTCGCCTTCGCGGTAGATCCTGATAAGTGCAGCAGGGTCATCTGCTGTGCCGGTGATTGTAAAGCTAGAGTCTGGGACATTTATCTCGCCATCTCTCACAATTCTTGTGATGCGACCTTGAGCAACATTGTCCCCTGAGCCCCATCTGACAAAGTCCCCAACACTAAGCTCATCTGGCTCTGCCCTAAGCTCGCCACCTGGTTCAATCTCCTCAGCGATTGACAAAGCAACCATCTGATCTATGGCATCTTGTTTGGTTGGCTGGCAAGTGATGACAACGCCATCCTCTTTGACTACTGCCCACTCAGGGCAATCGGTCTGGTCTGAAATAAAGTAGGGCATTATGGTTGTCCGTTCTGCCATAGTCCGAGTGATGAGTTGTATTTGAGCACATCGCCATTTTGAGGGTTGCTAATCAAGACATTGTGAATCTCATTTAGCTCAAAGCCATTCTGAGGTTGGATAAAGATTTCACCATTGTTTGCATTTTTGCGAGTCACCACACCGATGTAAACCAAGTGGGCTGGGGCTACTGGCTTATTAGCCAATCCGTAGATTAGATTGCCAGCAGTGCCTAGCCACACAGCATCTCCGGCTGTTGCAGCGTTTGTGTTTAGTCCAGCCAAAAGACCTTCTGTGACAACCTTGACTTGAGCGTTAGTTGAGCCACCAGTTTCTAACAAGCCCATTACTTTGCTTGAGGCTGCTTCGGTGGAGTTGTCAGCTTTTGATACAACCATGTTTGTGCCACTGGCAGAGCTCACATAAACTGCCTGACCTTTAGAGATAGCCTCGCCAAGCTTTACCTCATGCTTGAGCTGACTTGCAAAGTTGTCTATCCAGTGTGTGTTGTAGTTAGTGTCATCAATCTTGGAAAGAATCTGCCCAGTAGTTCCCCCAACAGCAACACCTGCCCCTGTTGCACCCTGTGGACCAGCGTTGCCTAGATCTAGCGTTGTAAAGGTTTCAGTCACATTGACAGCAGCGTTGGTTTCATCAACCTCGATGCTTGTGCTGGTTTCAGTTAGTTCCAGTGTGACTTGGGACATTACCTAGTGACCTCAGCCTGGATAGCGAATAATCCCTGAATAAGTCTTGTCACCTGACTGCCAGAGTTTAGTTCAAGGTCATAAACATAGTTGCCAGCGATAGCAGAGCCCATTGTGTTCGCTGACACAGCGATGGCGATTGTGCCAGCAGTTCCACCAAGGGTTATGCCTGAGCCGTTAGTCAAACTTAGGATTGTTGCACTCGCATCGGCGTTTTCTCTCACCTGCATTGCAGCGGTGTAGCCAGTTAGGTTTACCGCTGTGCCAGCGATTTTCCAAGTCATGTTTAGGTCATAAGTTGCACCCTGGTAAGCGGTGATGTTGTAAGTTGCTGGGTTTATCATTCGACTCCGTAAACACTTTCAGGGTCGGCAGGGTTGATCTGTGCGACACCTTGTAGCTGGACTGTTGGGACTCCTGTGTGTTCGATAGCCGGCAAGCCCATAACCGATAGCACATCGGCTGGGTCGAATCCTGAGTTGACTAGCTTCTGAGCCATGCCGACTCGCTTGTCTGTCGCGACTAGCTCGGCTGCGTCAATGTTGACATTCGCTAGTGGCACTCGGATAATCTCTCCACCTGCAACCGGTGGTAGATCCTCAAGTCTGCGAATGTCGTTGATGGTTAGGTATCCAGCTTGCAGTCCTGTTGAGTAAGCAGAGAAGCGTGTTGCAGCATCTCCGCGAAGTAGGCCATCGAGTGTGAACTTGATAAAGGCTGTGGCTCCACCTGGCTCTGCTGCCATCAAAGGTGTGAACGCTGACTCTAGCTTCTGAACGATTGGGCGAAGTGTGTGAGTCACAAAGGCGATGTTGTTTTGCTCAACGCTTGAGTAAGTGTTTGTGCCTGGCAGACCTAGTAGGTGTGGTGGGATGTTGAACGCTCTGGCTACATCCTCGACTGCCATCCTGCGAGAGTCTAGGAATTGTGCCTTGTCGTTTTCTACTGTGGTCTGGACAAACTTAGCTCCACCCGATAGCACTCCGGTCTTGTGGGCTTTTCTGAATCCTTTGTGTCTTGCATCGAAGCCATCAACAAGGTTCTTAGCTTGCTCTGGTGTGAGGTTGCCAGGGAACTCGATGATGCCGTTGGTGCTTGCACCTTGACCAAAGAATCTAGCAGCGTAGGACTCAAGTGCAATAGCAAGTCCAAAGTTATCCTTGAGTGCAGTCACGCGAGAGATACCGCGAATCTCACCTGGGCGAACTAGGTCTGGGATGTGGATGATCTCATCTTTTGTAAGTGGCTTGCCTTCACCCTCGTAGGTGTAGATAACTGAGCCAATCTTGTCCTTGCGAATCTCTACCTTGGCTGGGTTTAGCACTGTCATGTTTACAACGCGACCTTGGCGATCCTTGAAAGTTCTCACAAAGCCGTTGCCGTCAAGCAACATCGAAACAATCAGCGAGCCGTAGAAGGCTTCCTTGGTTGTGTCAATGTCTGGTTGCTGTACCCAAGCTGGTCTAGGTCTAAAGGCAAAGCGAGCACCATCTCTGCGAATGTAAGAATCAACTGGCAAGGTTGAGATTGTGTCAGAGATAA